CCGTAACCGCGCCGTAATCGACGTCTGCCGCCACCGTGCCCACGACCGGGCCATAATCGATCGCGTTGTCGTTGATCGCAGTGACGGTCGCGAGCGCCGGGATGACGCCGGCCGTCGTGGTATCGGCGACCGCCATGCCGACCGCGACATTCGACGGTAGATGGCCGAACGACAAAACGTTGCCGCTCGTGGTCGCAGCGTCCGTCACCGCCGATTGCAGCAGCGGGTTGACGCCGAGAATATTTCCGGCGCCGCCGAGCCGCAAGTTTCCGGCACCGATGCCGATGCCGCTCTGAAACGTGCCGCTCCAACCGGTAGCCTTCTCGTCGAAGCCGGCGAGCAGGTTGAGCGAAAGCTGGTTGCCTGATATCTCGATCGCCGACGCGTTCTCGCTATAGACCGTCAGCCCCGCGACCGGCTGGCAGCGCGCCTTGATCAGGAAGGTGCCGTTGCCTTGCGCGATGAACGGCGGGTGCGCCTGCGAGCGGATGAACTGGGCGTTATCCCAGGCATCGCCCTGGCGGACCTCGTAGAGAATGCCGTTGCGAAAGTCGTCGATCTCGTCCCAGTAGATCTTCTGAAAGCCTGCCTCATAGTTGGTGTAGAGGTCGGTGACATCGGGAAGCGGCGATGCCAGCGCCGCTCCGGTGATCGTGTAGGCGAACGCGATACAATCGGCGAGCGATTGCGTGCCGCCGCCATAGACGTTGAAGCTCTGGAATTTCAGATAAACCGTGTCGCCGATGCGGCTTTGATCGTAGGGGTAGGAGAAAAACGCGCCATCGATGCGGGCGAATTTGGTGCCGATCGGATGATCGACGATCTCGTCTTCCGTGCCATAGGCGCCGCGCACCAGATAATTGAGATTGTATTTGTTCGCCGCCGTCAGTGTCGCCGTCTCGTAAGAGACGATCTCGCCGTCGACATAGCAGCGGTTGTTCAGCGCCGTCGCGTCGGCTTGGGTACCCGACGACAGCACGCCTGCGCTTTCCGTCAGATCGACCGACAGCGTGTTGACCTGGTCGATGGTCTGCCCGGTGACGCTGACGCCGACCGGCGGCAGGTCAGCCGTGGTCAAGCCGATCCGCGCCGACGAATTGATCGTGCCGATCTGGCTGTAGTTGCCATCCTGTTGATATGACAGCCAGATATTGCAGCCACCCCACAGCGCATTGGCGCTGCACGCGCCCGCCATGATCTTAAGGCCGTCGCCCAGTTGGTCGGTCGGCTCGAAGATCAGGACGTCGGCGACCGAACCCGGATCGGCGTTGCGCTCATTCGGCACATTGATGACCGAGGTCGTCGCGTATTTGGTCGCCGTCGCATAGCCGAGCGGAAACTCTTCCGCGGTGATCTCCAGATAGCCGTTCTCGTTCTCCTCGATATTGGTGATGCGGATCGGCGTCCTGTTGAGGCCGAGCACGGTGTCGGTGACCGTCACCAGGTCCATGGGATCGAGCAGGAAATATTCCCACGACAGGCGAAACTTATAGGTATTGCGGATATAGACTGCGCGCTGCAACATCAGCTGCGCTGAGATCAGCGCCACGCCGGTGTCGCAGATTTCGTGCGCCGTAACGGTCGGCGCGATACGCTCGCCGCGGACGTTAGTACCGAGACTACTAAGGCTCTGGCTGGTCAGCTCGATGGCGTTCTGATCGCGCGCTTCGACCGGGGTGAGGTTGTAGGCATTGTTGCGATCGGCGCATTCCACGCGCCAGACGTTGTAGGCCTCGTAAGGGTCGGTGCGCGACACCGTGAGCGGGTCGGCATTGTTCTCGACGATATAGTCGTCGTCGCCGAGATCGTAGATCGGAGTCACGTTCGGATTGAACGTCACGCCGTTGCCGGTCACCGCCGCGTCGCCATAGGGAATGAAGCGCAGCAGGCCGCCCGACCAGACGGCCGCGGTATTGGTCAACTGCAGCCAGCGATTGAGAATGCTCGACGCCGTCTCGGCATTCGTCAGCGCCGGGCTGAACGCCAGGCCGACCGCGCGACAATAGGTCTGGTACGAGGCGTCGCCGCCGGAGCCGAACAGCGATGTCGTGTCGATCGAACCGGCCGGAAACCCGACGCCATATTGCGCATTGGTCAGGAAATCGGAGACCACCAGCGCCGGATCGGCATCGACGAAAATTGCCGTCGTGCCCGGGACGTCGGTATAGGGCGTCTGCCCGTAGCCGGTGGCCCAGCGAAATCCCAATACCTCGAAATTGTGGTTATCGAGCGTCGCGCTGCTGGAAAGGTCGTATTGCGCGGCGGCGACATAAGCGGTGCCCTGATAGGACAGCGCGACCTGACCCAACAGCGCCGCTTCGCCGAGCGTCGGCTGAATGCCGGCGAGGATCCCCACGATCGAACTGGTGGCGGCCGGCGTGGAGAGATAGGACCAAACGGCCTGCGGCGTAGGGCCGAGAAATAGCGACAGCCCAAGCGCGCCGAGCGACGTCGTCGACTGTCCGCGCCAAACATCCCCGATGCCCGTAATCGGTCCTTCGCAGATCGCCAGGATGACGTCGGCCTTATAGTCGTACTGGCCTGTATTGCTGCTGCCGCCGCTGTTGAAGAGTCCTTTTCCGCCGCCGCCGCTGCTACCGGCCGGGATCGCCTTGAAGTTGGCGTACCAGATGACGTTCGGCGCGAGCTTGCTGGTTCCCCAGACGATCGGGATCGGCAGCGCCGAGACCGCAGTCTGGATTTGCAGGCCGGTATAGTCCGGCGTCGATGCTGGTTGTGATCCGCCGCTGCGGAATATGCTCATAGCCCGCGCTCATGATTTCTTGGCCCAGACGCTGAAAAAACGTGGCTTACGCGCCGGATCGGCAAGCACGGCGTTGCGCGTGACTTCATCTTCGATGACCATCCCCGCCTGGTGATAGGCGTGAACGATGCGCAGCGGTGCCGCCGCGGTGACGATGCCGCCGTGCGAGTAACAGCGGCCATAGCGGAACACCATTACGTCGCCGGGCAGCGGCTCGGTCGCCTCGGCGCTGCGATCGAAGATGAAGCCGAGATAGCGCTCTTCGCTGCGGTGCAGATGCCAGTCCACCGGGTAAGGCCGCGGGTCGAACGACGCGCACAGCTTCAAGTCGACGAAGACGCGCACCAGCAGCATGCCGCAATCGACGCCGACACCCTTGATATCGGCGCAGTTGTGATAGGGCGTGCCGATCCACGACCGCGCCTCGGCCATAACGGCCGCACGCTGTGCGGCCTCGGACGACGGAGGACGGACGACAGTGGACGGATAATCATTGTCCATCTGCTTTCCGTCGTCCGTCATCTGTCGTCCGTCCTCTGCTAAATCGCCATCTGCGGCGGCGGCACGTAGGGAAAGCCGCGGAAATTCGCCAGATTGTTGAATTTCGCCTGGCATGTCGTCAGCGTGTGATCGCAGCCGAAAAACACCGTGAAGCCATCGCCGCTCGCCGGCAGGCTCTGCAGCGGATTGATGAGGTTCAATGAAGAGCCGTTCACCACCGAGCCGACCGTCGCCGTCACGCCGGCAAGAACGCCTGAGTTGAATGCGATCGTACCCTGCGCAAAGTTGGCATTGGCGCCGGACCAATAGATGATCGAGGCCGTCGATCCGGCGCCGACCGTGCCATTGGCTTGAAAGTCGGACTTGTGAAGCGTACAGCCCGGATCATAAAGCGTATGCAGGCAGGTCGGCTGATACATGTTGCGCGGCATATCGATATCGAGCAACACCAGATCGGAATTGACCGTGAGCTTGGCGCTGCTGCGGCCGATCTCATCGATCGTGCCCAGCCTTCCCTTGAACAGCATCGCCGCGCCGATCGCCGTGCCGCCCAGCCGGTCGGAGAAAAACACCCGATAGCGGACGATCTCACAGCCATCGAACGACCCGTCGCGCAGCGCCTGCAGAAACGGCGCGCCGCCGGCAATGGTGTCGGTCGAGCGTGCCGCGACGGTGATCTGCTGCTGGTCGGCCTCGAGCCCGACCGCGGCCTTGTATTTGAGGCCATCGACCAGGATGGAATTCGCCAGATAGGTGACGCCCGCATAGGTGAAGGTCACGTCGATATTGGTATAGGCAAGCGTCGAGCCGCCTTGCAGCGTGAACAGAAAGGCGTCCGCCATCAGCAATTGCGCGTCGGGGCTGGCGCGGGCCGTGTTGAGATAATTGATGAGTGCGTTCGTGGCCGGTTTCATGGCGACGCGCTCCGATACAAGAGATTTTTGACAGGCTTGGGACGCGCGGCTATGGCCGCAACCGCAACAGCATATGAACTTCAGAAGACTGCCTCTTTTGGTCGAGGCCCAATTGCAGCTCGTCAAGCAATGGCAACAATGCTTGAAAGCCGCAGTTCCTTGGCGCTTTTGCGTAGTCAGCAGATCATCATTGCTGCTGACGAACGACACCTTGTGGCGCAGGAGCAGAAGCTAACGAACATTGCGCGACTTTAACGTGGCACAATCGTCGCGCGCAGGGCCGGTGGCTAGCATCCCACCGCCATCGAGATCCACAATTCATTGGCGATGGAGTGGCCCGTCCAGGTCACTCCGTCCGGTGAGCTCGCATTGCCGTTGCCAGTGCCGCCGCTGCTCGCGGCGAAGATGCCGAGCCCGTCCGAGTAGGCAACAAACGTCATAGTCACGGGAAGCGTATTGCTGCTCCAAGTCGTGCCGTCGGATGACGTCATAACGCTGGCGCCGACCACGCAGAAAAGTGCCAGCGATGCCGACCAGCAGCAATTTCCGGTAGCCGCGCTCGCGCTTGCTGGGAGTGTCGAGGTACTCCAGCTCGTGCCGTTCGTTGACGTCGCATATGTAGAGCCATGCTGAGTCGCCAGGAATATCCGCAAGCTTGGTGACCAAGCGACGGAGTTCCAATTGCCGGTAGGCATCGTGCCCGCGGTCCAGTTCACGCCATCGGGGGATACGGCAACCACGTTCGTCCCTACTGCGCAGAATATGGCCAGTCCTGGCGACCAGCAAATGCCGCGCTATCGCGCCGATGATGGCATCCCGGCCGTGACGCTCCAGTTCGCGCCGTCAGTCGATGTCGCCACATTTTGGCTACCCGCGCCCGTCGGACCGGCCGGGCTACAGAATATCGCGAGCGTGGGCGACCAGCACATTGCGTTGTAATGGCCGGGCGTCGAGATAGGGGGCGTGGTCGTCCAGGTCACTCCGTCCGGCGAAGTTAGTCCGTTTCCGGCGGAGCCGAGAGCGGAGAAGATCCCCAGCGATTCCGACCACGCGCTACACAGAAGGCTACCGAACGGCAGCGTGACCGGGCTGGACCAAGTTTTGCCGTCGGTCGAGACGCTTGAGAACCCGTTTACTGTGGTGCTGGAGATCAGGCTGAACATCGCATCCCCGAGACCGATTGGAGGAAGCCATCGCCGACGGGCTTGGCGTGTGTCAGAACTTCGATCGTTTCCAGGGCTGTCATTTCGATCGCCAAGGCTGTCTCACACCATAATTATTGTCTTGCAAAGCCACCGTGCCGGCAAGGGCGCGAGCTATTCCGGCCCGCCGATGCGTAGTTTGCACCGGCTCGTGCGGCCGCTTGGGCGCGAGCTGCGTGTCTCACTACCCGCTCTTCACGCTGCGGAATTTCATGCTTTCGAGCTTCCACAGGTTCGACATGAATTCCTCGAATTCCAACTGATCCTCGATAAACCGGCACTGGTAGGCGAAAGAGAAGTCGGCGGACACCACGACGCCGGCGCCCGGCGGCGTCGTGAAGGTCAGCGTGTTCGGCGTCGTCAGGCTGTAGCTGCCAACCGATTGCGGCGTGCCATTGAGATAGACATGGGAGACCGCGGTGACCCAGCCGACCGGCTCGGCGAAGCCGCCAAGCGCGCGAACGAAGGTGAAGGCCGCCGTCGCGCCGTCGCCGACGCCGATGCCTTGGCTGGACACGGAATTGTCGTCCGGATCGGTATAGAGAAACGTGCCGAACTGGCCCTGCAGCTGCAGGAAAAAGCCCATCAGGCTTTGCAGGCTCGACGCGCCGAGCCCGGCAAATCCGCTCGCCGACGAGGTGAGACCGTCATAGGTCGCCTCGAACTCGTAGAGCGGATAATTCATCAGCGCGACGCGCACCTCGCGGCCCGACACATGCGAGGCGATGCGCGTGTTGAACGCGGGCTTCTTACGGCGCGACCAGGCCAGCCCCGGCAATGTCGGCAGCGCAGGCGGCGTGGTCATGGTGTTCTGCTCCTATCACGCCCGCGCGCCGCGCAACCCGAGATGGGCGCCGCTCTTGATGCCGTTATTGATAGCGCGGATCATGTGTTTAGCGTTGTCGTGGAAAAAGCGTTCGACGCTGCGCGAATCCAAGGCCGAGATATTGACGCTGACCGGGGCGTGAACCGTGCCGCCCATGCCAGCACCGGTGAACGGTCCCGACGTCTTCGCCGACGGAATGATCTTCTCGCCCTGATGGATGACCGCCAGGCCGCTGCGCACGACGTAATCGGTGCCGACATCGGCGCTTGCGATAAATCCGGTAGCGCCGGCTATGATCGCACCGCCCGCCGCCAGGCCGATCGCCGGCGCTGCGGGACCAGCCTCGGGCGCGACTGCGGCCGACACTTCGGCCGCGGTCTTGCCGCCAGAGGCAAAAATGGACTTAAGCGCGTCGGTTATGGTCGTGAAAATACCGGCGCTCGCCGCACCCTGCTCAGCAGCCACCCGGGCCGCAGTACCGCTTGTTGTCGCTGTCGTCTTGGCTATTTCAGCCGCCAGCCATTTGACGACTGTTGCCTCGGCCATCTCGATGAACTTGATGGTCAAGTCCTCTAAAATCTTGATCGACGCCTTTTTCCAGGACGTAGTCCCTTCAAGCAGACCACGAAGCTGCGAATTGAACGCGCCGGTAACGCTCGAAAGGTAGCCATTCCAGAGTGCCTGTTGGGCGGCGATCGACTGCTCGTCGAGGCGGAGCATGTCGGTCTTGTGCTTTGCCTCAAGCGCAGCGATCTTGGCCGAAAGAGCCTGCTTGCTCGCCAAAGTGATCTTGTCGGCCATGAGGCCATTTTGCAGGATGACGAGCTGTGCATCGAATTCCTTTTGGGTCTCGGCTTCCAGCAGAGCGAATTTCTGATCTTGCGTTATCTGATATTGCTTGGCCTCGGCATCGAGGAGGATCTTCTTTTGCGCGAGGCCCTGTTGCAGGAGCTTGATTTCGTTGCCTATCGCCTTCGTCTGCGACGCGGCACGCTGCGCTGCCGCACCGAAATCCTCCACTCCCCTCACGGACTCGGCGATCCGCTCTACCGGAAATGCCGTTCCGAACTTTTCACCCAGGCGGTCGAACGAGGCGCCCACATCCCTGATCGGCGCAGCCAGCTCCAGGAGCGAGTCTTTCACTTGCGCAATGCCGGCCAACGCTTCGTCGGGATTGGCGCCGAACTGAATCTCAACCCGATTATCGTCGGCCATGGGAATTGCCTCAGCGCTTCACGTGATGGTTCCAGTCGGGAACATGGCGAGCAGGTCGTGATAATTTTTCGACGGCTTCGCCGGCGGCTTATGGCCGAGATAGGCGGCGAACAGCCGGCGCAGCGGCGGACAATCCGCCCAGGCGCGATGCAGGTCTTCGAGAAAGAAAACGTCGACCTGGTCCAAGACCTGGTCGCGCGTCCAGTTGAGCTCGATCACGAGGTCGGCGACGAGGGCCCGCCAGTCGAAGGCGTCAAAGCGCTCGCCGCCGAAATTTCCCCCGCGGTATCGACCTTCCTGCCGCCGGCCTGCTCGATGACGACTGGCAATGCGGCGACGAGCTCGGCAATGGTGATGGGCAGATCAAAAAACTCGTCATGGGTCAGCCGGGGATGAGCCCGGCGCAGGCCGTGCCACAGCACCTCGGCCAGCGGCATAAGCCGCTCGCCGGACAGATTATCCATGCCGATGCCGGACAGTTTCGGCACATGGTCGGCAATGGCGAGGATTTGCCGCAGCGACAGCGGCGCCACGTGGAAATCATGGCCGCCGAGCCGCACCGGACGCGCCGTCGCAAGGTCGATGGATTCGTCACGCTCTGCAGTCACGCCGCGTCTCCTTTGCCGGCTACGCGCCTGCTTTTGAGGGCGATTGCCGGCTGTTTAAGGGATTTCAACACTTCGGAGCGATATTCATCTAAACTGTT